GTGAACGCGTATTCCTCACGGCCCGTGGCGTAGATGATGCCGCCGCCTGCCGCAAACGCCGCGCCATCAGCAGCGTTGAGCGCGGCTTCCCAGGTCGTGACGTAATAGTCGTCAAGGTAGAATTGAGGGAGCGACTTGCTAAGATGCGTCTCCCATTTGCTGCCAAGCAAAAGAGCATTATTGTCTAGGCTGTAGGTGACGGAAAACAGCGTGGTTGCATCGTCGCTCGTCTTGGCGACAAGGTCATAGGACAGCGCGGGGTCGAGATAGCGCACCACCGCGCCGAGGCTGTTGCAGATTGTGGGGTTGGCGGCCGGCGTCGTGATCGCCTCGTCCGTGTAGAACGTTTGCGGCGTGCTTGTGCCTTTGATGTACGCATAGAGCTTCGCCCCTGATGCGGGCGCCACGCCGTTAGAGGCGAACAGCGCGGGGACAAGGACGGGCGTTCCAGCCATTGCTCAGGCTCCAATGCGAAAAACCCCGCGCGAAGCGGGGCCGGGTCGTTTGTGGTGGGGGTGGGGAAAACGTGTTAGCTTGCGCGCCTGATTTGGAGGCGGGGGCGTATGGGACTTATCGGACTGGGCTTGCTGCTTTTCGGGCTATACTGGGGGCTTGGCGTATGGCCGTTCGCTTTCTGCCTAGTGGGCATCGTCCTGCTTGTAGGGGAAGACTATAACCGCCGTCGCTAGTCGTTGTTGCGCGGGGCCAGTGCGTTTGCGGGCGGTGTCGTTGGCGTTCCAACATTGAGCGCATTGCGTGGGGGGCGGTTGCCGTAGATGCGGGCCAAGTTCTCGTCTGTCGCGCCGCCGTAGAGCATTTCAGCAATGCGGTTGCGCTGGTCCTGCGTGTAGGCGCCAGAGCGGGACAGCATGGCCAGGCCAGCTTCCAGCGGGTTGCGCACCGCACGGAATGCGTCAGCAGCCACCGCGCCCATGCCACGGTCGGCCATTCCGGCTTGCGAGGTCGCGGAGCCAAAATCGGGGTCGCGGCGCTGTGCGTTCTTCAGGATGGTCTGGTCGGCCCTGATCCGTGCAACGAGATTGTCAGCCGTTTCGCGATCAAATACCGCGCCGAACACTTCGCGCATACGCTCGCTGGACAAGCCATCAAGGCCGCGCGCTTTCTCGATGTCGAGGACGATCTTTTCAACGGCGCCCATCTGCAAGGCCGTCAGCGGCTTGCCGGTGAACTGGGAAGCAATGGCGCGGACCTTCTCGACTGAGAGGCCACCGCCTGCGACTTGTGCGCCTTGCTTGCGCGCGTCACGCATCCGTGGCGCGTCGGCTGCGTCCCGCAAGGGTTTGTATTCCGGCATGAGCGCGTCAAGTTCGTCCTTGATCGCGCCGCGCGCCTTCTCGAGTTCATACGCCGCTTGCCCGCCCGAACGCTTCTGGCTTTCGATGGTTCGGTCCAGCCCACGCTTGACCAGATCCCATATGCGCGCGTTGCTGGGGGCTTGCCCTGCGGTTGTCTGGAGGCTTTCGGACGCCTGGATTGCGCGGCGCACGTAAGGGCCGACGACAGGGTCATCCGCCAACTGCATCAGGCGTTCGGAGTTGACGCCTGCATTGTCCGCAAACAGCTTTTCGTAAGCCGGGCTGATTTCCTCGGATGCCTGCTTGATGGCCACGTCAATGTCGCCTGTGACCGTCGCCGGGTCGATCTTCGTTGTTGCCTGAACGTCAGTGAACAGCCGCCCCGTGCGCGTGCGGGCGAGGTCGCCTGACTGCTCGCTTGCCAGTTCCGCAGCTCTGCCCGGCTGGCGCGACAGGCCAACGCTGAAGTTCTGCGCGTTCTGCGTGAGGTCGGCCAACACTGACGGCTTGTCGCCATACTGCGCCATATCTACAGCGCGGATTTCATCGGCAGAGCGGCCGGCAGGGGCCAGCGCATTGCGCGCCGCGCGCACGGCAACCGCTTCGTTGAAGCCACCGCCACGGATCGCACTGCCTGCGGCTCGGTATCCACGCGCCGCCACCCTTGGCGCGATCATGCCCGCAAAGGCGCCCGTCACCGGGTTGATGATATCAGGCCCGCCATTGCCGTCACCGCCAGAAGCCGCAAGAGCGTCCCCGGCGCTGCCCGCAAACGCACCCACGCCACCGCCAACGATCCTGTCCGCATTGTTGCGCAGGAAGCCGCTGCTCTTGGGCTCTGCGGGGGCGCTGAAGGGCGCGGGCTGCGGCTGGGGGGCTGCGGCTTGCGGAGCAGGCTTGCCCACAGGCGGGGCTCTGGTGGCCTGCATGGCTGCGCGTTCCAGATCGGCCACGTTCAGCGCCAGCGTGTTTTTCGGCACGTTGAGGCCGCGCGCCGCCATCGAGCCGGGGAGCATTTGCAAAGCCGCGAAGCTGCCATCGATGGCAAGCTGCTGGGCGCCCTCGCCCGCTTTCGCCATGTCGCCGTCAATGAGCCCTGCGCCTGCCTGCTTCGCACCCTGATAGGCGCGTCCGAGGTCGTCCACGGGGCTGATGAAGTCCACGGCCTGCGTTGCGCCTAGCAGCGGATCGGCCTGCGTGGTCTTGGCCCATCCTGTCAGCCCGCCGCCCGTGAGCCCTGCAATCGGAGCTTCAAGGCCGCGAACCGCGTTGACTGCGTAGTCAGTCACGCCACGAAGCGGGTTGTTATAGTCGGTCGTATCAGTAACCGGCGCCTGCTGGGCCTGCGGGCGGGCATACCCCGACTTGGCGAGCGGGTCAGCCACATAGCCCATCGCCGCCATGCGTTGCGGGTCTGCGGGCTTGGCGTCGAACGCCGCGAAGCCGCCAGGAATGGCCGCAGCGGCTTCCTCGATGATGGCGTCAGTCTCGGAGCGGAGGGACGGGGCGGCTTCCGCCTCGGCGCGTTTCCGCTTCGCCTGCGCAATCGCAAGCGCTCTCTGTTGTTCGATTGTGAGTGGCATTACTGGAACAGAGCCTTCTGTTCAGGCGTCATGAACTCCCAATCTGCGGGGTCCACACCGTCAGGCACGCCCGCCGCCGCTGTGTTCGTCGGCTTGGCAAGCAGGAACGGGACGCCCTCTCGCGTCTTCTTCGTGTTAGGCCGCGCACGCTCAAGCAGCTCTGTCGGTATCTGATTGCGTCCGCGCGAGATGTAGTCTGTCAGCACGCTCAATTGCGCCTTGGCTGATGCGGCAGACTTACCCAGAGCTTCGGAGCCGGTCACATCGGGAACAGCCGAGCTGATGATCTCAAGGTCAGGGCCGTTCAGCACGCCGAGGTTAAACAGTTCTTTAGCCTGGATGAGAATGGCGGTGCGAGCGGCATCCAGTTGCTTGGCTTTCGGATTGTCGCCACCGATGCCGGTCGTCCAGAGCTGCGGCCCGGCAGCATCGATCAAGTCCGTGTAAGCTTTAAGAGCGCCATCCACGGAATCGAGCGTTTGGGCTTGCTGAATGAACTTGCTTTGCTGCGTCGGCGTGTATTCCGATGCGGGCTTTGCGCCAGAGATAACCTGCGGCTCGCCAGTGCGGTTGTTAATCTTGACTGCGGTCCCAGCGGGAATGCCCCACGAAGCAAGGTCTTGAGGGGTTGCCGGCCGGTACGTGTCCGCAGTCGAGCTTGGCGATTGACTGCCGCGCGCAATCCGCGTCCGCATGTCCACATAGCCCGGAATAGGCTGCGGCGGTCCCTTGCCGTCTTCACCGCGCCACATCCCTTCGGGAAGGTTTTCTGGTTTAGCGTCCCCCGTGATGATCGGCTCATAAGTCACCGGATCATACGCCACGTTGCCAATGATGATCGGAGACTTGGACGCACGCTCAATCGGATTGGACGCGATTATCTCATTGTTCGCGCCGCGCCGCTCTGCGCCAGATGCGAGCGTGTACGGCTCCGGCACGACAGGCCCAATCCCCGCCTGCGCCGACAGCGCCGCGATCTGCCCGTCTAGCGCCTGGTCACTGAACTTCGTGACGTCCAGCGGCATCTGCGAGACGTCCTGCCCGATGATCTTCGAAATCGTCGGCGCGTTCTGCTGCCACCACTGGCCGCGCTGCTGCTCGGGCAAGGCGCGCTGTTGCTGCATCAGGGCGAGCGTCTGTTTCAGCTTGTCGCCCTCTGCGGCCTTGTTTGCCGTCTCGCGCTTTTCGAAGCCTGCCGGGTCGAAGCCACGCTGGAAGCCGTCGAGCGCAGACGCCAGAAGCGCATTGCGTGGCGGTCCTTGCGGCGGTGAGAACGGACTGCCTGCGGATGGCGTCATGGGCGATGCCGTCATTGGCGCAGCCGACATCGCGCCGGGCTGGTAGGCATCCGCCGAGACGTCAAAAGCGGGCGCAGGAGCGGGCGCACCCGTAGGCATCGCCAGCGGGTTCTTCCTTGCGGTGTAAGCAACCATGATCAGGCGAACCCTTGTCCGGGATAAGCAGCGCGCGACGGATCGACATAGCCGGGCTGGCCGTAGGTCGGCGTTCCCGGTTTCTTGAAGAAGTCACCCAGCGATCCAGCCGCCGCCGAGAGGCCCTGACCGTAGCCCTGATATGCGGAGGTCAGCGCATTCGCTCGAGCATTGCCGCCCTGCATCATGGCGTTCCCGGCGTTAGCGCCGTAGTTGCCGGCCGCAGTTGATGCGAGCTGCGAATTCGTCTGCCCCATGCCCGCGAGGTTCGCGAGCTGGTTCGTGTAGTCTCCGAACGCGCCGTAAGTGTTTCCCGCAAGCGTCTTGGCATAGCGGCCTTCCGCAGCTCCGCTGATGGACTTGCCCGCAGCCCCGAGGTTGCCCTTGATCTGGTCGAACTGCTGGTCGTTGATGGTCGTTGCGAGCTTCGCGTAGGGCGAGGCGTAGAACTCCGCGAGCGGGTTGGACGCGCCGCCCATCGCGCCGCCAGACTGCCCCGCCATCTGCGCGCCGCCCGTGGGCATCGTGCCTTTGGTGTCGGTCATCGGCGCGAGCGTGCGGCCCTCGTTCTTGCCAAACTGGTTGTAGTGCCAGTTGGCATAGGCGTCCTGATTGCCGCCGAACAGCGCCTTGATGTCAGGCTTGGCCCACTCGGCAGCTAGGTCAGGCTGCTGCATGTAGGCGGCATAATTGAAGCCGCCCGGCGCTTGCGTGGCGACCGTCTTCCAATCGTCCCCGCCGTTGCGGATCATGCCGCCGACAGCGCCGCCCAGCGCGCTGCCGATAGGGCCAAGGCCCGGAATAAAGCTGCCCGCAACGCTGCCGATCAGGCCCGCTGCCGCGTTTGATCCGCCGCCGCCAGTGTGACCCTGAACCGGCTGGCCTGCGCCGAGGTTGGGCAGCATCTGCGAGCCGCCCTGCATGTTCATGCCACCGCCACCATAGGCCGCCTGATAGTCCTGTGGCGCGATGCCGAACAGCGCGGCCAGCTTGTTGGAGGCCGCGCCGCCAGTCATGTAGCCAGGCGAGGCAAGCCCGCGCTGGTCCATGTAGATCTGACGCTGTAGCGCGGTCGTCTGGTTCGCCGCGTCCTGCTGCGCGTTGGCCGCTGCCTGCCCGCCTTGGCCTGACAGATAGCCGCCAGCCAGTGACGCGCCCGCATTGATCAGCGCGGGAGCGTTATCGACTGCGAACTTTACAACCTGATCCCACATTTTATGCCGTCCACGTAACAGACATTGACCCGGAAAGGCCGGGCGCCGTTATCTCGTTGGTTCCACTCGCGCGCTGTATCTCGAGCCTGATGTCCACCTGCGCGCCCTCGTTCGCCGGAATGAGAACTGCGGTCAGGGGCAGGCCTGTGAATGAGGTCGTCCAGAATGGGCCGATGGTGAACGGTATTCCCGCCTCGCTCTCCTCAACAGCCGCCGCGTAATCCACCGTAAACGTGTCGCTATCGAGCGTGTATTCCGTGCCGCCGCTGGTCAGTTCTTCTCGTATGCGCCAATTGCCCGCGAAGCTGGTGTCCACCGTGCCGTCGTCGCTCAGGCCGCCCGATATGGTGCCGTCAATGTAAGCCGTGATCGAGTAGTCACCGCCCGCGCCGGTCGGGGTTAGCGTGACCGTCGCAATCGTGACCCACGTCGAGCCGCTCGAGACGCCGCCCGAGAACGCCACGGCGTTGGAGGTCATGGCCGCACCACCGCCCGCCGCTGCCTGCACCGCCGCGTCATTGACGATCCGCGCCGCGCGCTCTGCAGCAAGCGCCGTTGCCGCCGCTGCCTGCTGTTGAGCAAGAAGCGCCACGCCGCTGTTGACGTTGCTGGAGAACTTCACCCCGCCCGTCAGGTACTTGTACCACTCGTTCGTAAGACGGCCTTCCTTATCCACGAGCGGCACGGCCAGCGATGGCGGTTTAGGCGCCCGATCCGTCACTTACAGATCCTCATTGACGACAACGCCGAGGTAAGCGGCCGGCGCGGGATCGGACTTCTGGAACTGGAACACCATTCCCGCGAGCTTCGTGCGCCCGCAGCGATGCCATACCGTGCGCTGGTCATAGACGCCCTGCGCGCCCAGCTTGCGTGAGCGCCAGTTGGTCCACGTATTGCCGCCGTCCGTTGACACGCGAAGCTGCACGACAGGGTCAACACCCTGCCCCGTCGCCACGCCAACGCCCTTGGAACTCTCGAGCCGAACCGTCGTGATGGGCAGGCTGTCCGGTGCGCCCGACAGGTGCGCCGTGAACTCGCGGACGATCTCGGTCCCCATCGTGGACGCCGTCGCCATGCTCTCAGAGGCATAGTCCCGGCTCAGCTCGTCAAATTGTCCAGTGCCATCGCAGACAAACACCCGGCCCGCAGCCGTGATGATGTCGGTATAGCGCCACGTCGCGGTCAGGTTGGTCCCGCGCGTGTGCCACTCTTGCGTCAGCACATCGAACACCATGCAGGCGGTCGGCGTGCGGTAGCTGATGAATATGTGACCGCGATCCTGGTAGGTCTTGCCGATGATGTTGGCCGCGCCTGCCGATCTCAGCGCCGCAGATACCCACGGCTCCGAGATGATGGGCGAGCCGCCTTGCCCCAGCCTGCGGACGTTGAAAGCCTCGTCCACGAAGAAAAGCGAGTTGTCAGCCTTGACGATGCCATCACGGCACGCGCAGCCGACTTGCTGCGTCATGCCAGCCTGCGCCGCGAAGGGGTCCGTGCTGTCGCCAGTCTGCGACCAGACCTCAATCGTCTGCGAGCCCAGCAGGTAGTAGAACTCGCCCAGCACGCGGCCCGCGATGATGTCGTCAGGCGAACTCTCGGCCGTGTAGTAGTTCAGCGCCGTCACGTCATCGAGCGCGAGGACAGCCGTGAAGCCGAAGCGGTTCTTGTAGGTGAACAACCCACGCTGCCCGAGGGTGTCAACGCTGGTGAAGGCCGAGGCGCTGGCGTCAGACAGCAGCGTTGCATACTGCGCATCCGTGACCGCCGCGATGGCCGTTCCCGTCGAGACGTACAGCCCGCCATTGAACAGCCCGAAGCCCTGCGTCTCGGTGAATGCGAAATCCCCGCGATCCGTCCCGGCGATGGTTCCCGTCAGGCTTCCCGTCGAGTTGCCCGATGGCGTGAACGTCGATAGCGTCGTCCCCTGCGCGATCAGCACATTGCCCGAGGCGTGGCCGTCAGCCTGCCACATGCCACGGCACGCGCCGGCAAAGTCAGCACGCTGGAGACTGCCAGGCGCTTCGATCAGCACGTTCTCGCGCTGCGGGTCGTTCGGATGCGGTTCGCGATAGACGTTGTGGCACTTCTTCTCGGCAAGCCCCGTGACAACAGCGGAGGCCGCAGACGTCGCCATCGGCACGCGCATCAGAAATACTCGGCCCGCGTCGGCTTGTTGAACCGCTCGCCGCTCTGCACAAGACGCCGCAGGTTACGCTCCGCCGTCGGCTCGTAAGTCTGACGGAACGATGCGGCCTGCCCGCCGTCCATGTAGTCGTCGGCCGCGTGGCAGGCGACATACATAGCCAGATCCTCGAGCATGGATTGCGGGCAAGCGCTGTCGGACCAGTAGGCAATGCCAAGGTCGCGCAGCTTCTCGTTTACAGAGGCAATCAGCCCCTCGATCAGCGCGGTGTCCTCGGCTTCCGCCGTCTCGCCTGCTTGCAGCACCTTGAGCTTTTGCAGCACGCGGTTGCGCAGCTCGGCAAGGGTCGCGTCAGCCATTGACCACCTCGCCCTCGATCACTTCCATCGGTTCGCGTGTCGCGCCCTGAAGCGCCGCGCGCAGCCGTTCGATGCCCCAGCGCTTGTCATAGTTCGCGCCGAGGTCGTCCAGTTGCTGCTTGATGATGGCGCGTTCGTCCTGTTCCCGTGAGCCTCTCGGCTCCGGCGCGTCCTGCGGAACTTCCGTAAAATACGGATGGTTCCGCAGTTTGTTGACCTGCCACGGGAGAAGGTGGCCGACATCAACAGGAGCGCCAGCCGAAAACGTGACGCCGTAGAGGGAGGCGAACTCGTCGCCCCCCTCGTCGTCACCCTTCCAGATGAAAGCCGGCATCAGACAGCAATCGTCGGATCGACCACGTACCAGACAACCACCGAGACGACGCCGGTATGACCTGCGTTGCCCGCTGTATTGGCTTCGATCTGGATCTTGGTCTTCTTCGTGAACTGCGGGAGCGTACCCGCAGCCAGAACGCCGCTTAGCGGGTACATGAGACCCACAACCGGCGACACGTTGCCAGCAGCGAACACATCGCCCGTCAACGTACCGAGATTGCCAAGCCCGTCAGGGTCGGCAGCGTCATACGTTCCCGAACCGCCGTTAGCGGCCCAGCCGATGTCCATGTCAAGCGTTTCCGTGCCGGTATCGAGGTCGGCGCCGTAGAAGTAGCCTCCGACAACGACAGCGCCCGCAGGCACCCAGCACATTTCGAAGATGTCGCCATCTTCGACCGCTGCTGCGATGGTGTACGTGCCGTAAGCGCATTGAAGGACGCCCGCGCCAGCATAGTGAGCAATCGGGAAGCCCGTTGCACCGCGCGTTGCGGTGAGTGTTTCAGCAACCATTGTTCAATGCTCCTTACGAGTCAGCAGCGGCGGCAAAGAAGCACGACACAACGCCGTGTTGCTTACCATTGTACGCCAGTTTTTTCACGCCAAGCAGTTCCTCGATGGCGACGCCAGGACGGAACTGATAATCTTTCTGCATGTCCGTGCGCGGGGTCGGCTCTTGGCCCCATGCGATGCCAACCGCCTGCGCGCCGCACAGGAAGACCGGACGAACGTCCGTTGTTCCCGAAGCGCCGGCGTTGGTCAGGTTGTAGGTGCCGGTCGATGACACGTCATCGATCTCCGGGACTTCGCGATGGATGATCCCGTCATAGAGCAGGTCGCCGTCCTGGAAGATCGGGTTGTCATCCATGCCAGAGCCTTCACGCGAGCGAGCCTCACGGTTCGCTTGCGTCATCGTGGTGTCAGCCTTCAGGTCGCGGAACGTCCGCGCGCCGTGGAACGCCACGTAGTATTCCCGGCCGTCCGCTGTCTTGTACGGGCGGATATGGGGGTCAGCCGACTTGGCGATGCGCTTCGCCAGCGACATCGACGCAACCGTGCATTTGTCGTCGGTCGTGTCGAGGGTTGCCGTGGCGGTCGCCCATGTCGCGGAGTAGTTCGACTTGAGCTTGCCGAACAGCAGGCGATCAGCGTTCGCAGCCGAGTAAGCATTGCGGTTCGCAGACGATGAGCTGGCAAGGGAAACCGTCGTGTCGCCAGTCGTGACAACCGACAGCATGGCCGTGATGATGTCATTGCGCAGCTTCTCCGCTTCCCATGTGCGCAGCATGTCTTTTGCCGCGCCGAAAAGATCGATTTCGGTCTTGTAGGACGTCGATTTCGGGATGCGAACCGCGTTCCTGCGCCAATCGACGCTGATGCCGCAGTTGTAGTTGCCAAGCTCTTCTTCGTTGCCGTCGAGAGAGGTTGCGCCGGTTACGCCCTGTCCCACCAGTTTGGTGATCAGGGGGATGTTGATGGTTTTTCCGGCTTCCTCTTGCAGCTCATACTTGGCGATGATGATGCTGGAAGACGACTTGCCCATGTAGGGCTTGAAGCCGGAATTGCGCACATACTCAGCGTAGTATTGGCTGATCCACTTCTGTTTCTCAGAAGCAGAAGCCAGCATGACTTCTGACATTGGTTATCCTCTGAATAGGTTATCGAAAGCGTTGCCCGGTCCCGTAGGAACCGCGCCTGCTCTCGCTGCCGCTGGTCTTCCGACCACTGACGGCGGGGGTTGCTGTGACGATGGGGCTGGCGAGACGCCCTGCCCCTGAAGTTCAGCCAGTACCTGCGCGCGGATTTTCTCGGCTTCGCTCTTGCGCCATGCTTCCGGGTCTTGCCCGATCTCTGACATCAGCTTGTGCTGGCGGTACCATTTGACGACAAAATCGTATGGATGGATTTGGCCTTGCAGTTGTTGCTGAAGCATCGGGTTTTGACCGACAGCAGACAGAAACGCCTGTTGCGCCTCGCTCACGATGTCCTCGCCGTGGGCCTGTCGGGCCATCAGCTCGGACGTGTTGAGGCGTTCGTTAAAGGCGATGCGCTGCTGTTCAGCGAGCGCGTACTGAATGATCCCTGACGGGTCAGTCGGTATCTGCTCGGGCTGTTGCGGTTGCTGGTAGCGTTGGAGCTGTTGCTCGAGGTCTATCCGCTTTGCAGTCTCGGCTTGTCGTTTGTCGCGCTCGTCTAGAAGCGCGGAGATGGGAACGAAACGCCCTGTTTCCGGATCACGCGCCCTGCCATCGCCTTGCGGCTCTGGTTCGGGTGCGGCTGGCTTCTCGGCTTCGATGACCGGAGCGGATGGCTCAGGCGCAGGCGTTGCCGGTTCTTCAGCGTCCAGAAAGTTCAGCTTCTCATCGCTCATCGTTCGACCTTCCCGTAGTCGTCACGCAATCGCCCGAAACAGCGGCGTCCTGTTTGACGCCCGATTGACCCCGGCGGCGGGTACGAAAAAACCCGCCTGATCAGGGCGGGTTTCTCAATCTCGAATTGTGTCTGTGATTAGCTCGGCAGGATCAGATCATGCCGTCATGGATTGCAGCGCGGCATCAACCAGCGCGGTGTTGAATACGGCGGCACGGCGGATGTAGTTAAAATTTAGCCCGATGCCTGTGCTGGTCGCGCCTATCGCGATGCTGGTCGGCGTGGCTGGGACAGCCGCGCTCACGTCTTCAGTTCCCAGCGTGCCTGACCGGCAGAATTGCACGCTGTTGACCGCAAAGCGGCCAGCCATCTTGTAAACCGTGTTGAGCGCCAGCGCGCCGGCAACCGACACGTTCGCGACCGCCGCCCCGCCGTCCGTCATGACGCCGCGTGCGAGGCCCGTGCTGGCTACGCCGATATTTACGCGTTCGGCGTCGGTGCCGTCGCCTACTTGCATCTCAATTTCGGCTGTTGCTCCGGCTGGGCCAGCATCCACAACACGGACGATCTCAGCAAACAGGCTCAGAGGGTAATTCACACCGGGGCTGGAAATGGTCAGCACGTCCGCGTCACGGGTTACGCTTGCGCCGGCTGTTGGTATCCAGCTTGAGGCGAACGCCCCGGCCTCAAGGTTCACGTTCGTGCATGACCCGGAAATCGTGAGGGTCAGCGTTCCCGCTGTCGGGGTAAATGTCAGGGTAACGCGATCATTGGCGCCCGTTCCGACCAGAGGCCCCGCCGTTGATGTTCCTGTGAGGGTTATCGTTCCGGTTCCCCGGAAGCTCAGCGTGTGAGCAGCGGCGGCGACCGTGACGCCCTGCGTTACGCCCGTCGCGCTATTAAGGAACAGGTTCGTTCTTGCGCCTTCGATCAAGACGCCCTTGTCAGTGCGGCGAAGCTGGCCAGAGGCAAACTGCACGATGTTGCCTGCAAGGTCTTCCGCCGACCCAACAGTGGCGCGGGTGAAGCTGTAGCCGGGGGTAGACGTGATTGCCCCCACATCCGCGCCGTTGAACAGCGCGCGGTTGGCGGTGAAATCCCAATAATGCAGCGGCTGGACGCCGCCGAGTTGCGAGGTGGCTCTGCTGAGAAGGTCACTGATACCGCCAGCGCGCCTGGTATAGCTGCCGACGTTGTCAACCGTGACGAAGCGAGGCACGCCCTACCACTCCGTAATGCGTGCAGCGCCAGAAGCATCAGATGCCCAGATGCCGGTAATAGCGCCCGTGTAGGTCGGGGGCGTCTCATAGTACCCATCAGCCGCAATCTTCGCGCTCGCAGCCGTGGCGCTTGCCGTGCCGCTCGCGAGCAGGACGTAAAGCACCGCCGTGCTGTCGTTCCAGATCGCCGCGCCCTTGCGCTCGCTGTTGGCAGCGAGAAGCAGCGTGCTGCTTGCTGTGTCACTGACGTTTGACTGCGCCATTCATCACCTTTCGAAATCACGCCGCCATCAGCAGCAGGATCGCCTCGTCTTCGTCTTCCTGTTCCTGCGCAGCGAGGGCTTCAGCCTCGGCGCGTTGCCGGTC